AAGCTACAAATTAAAATATAAGACAAACGTATATTACCTGGTAAATGGTGATGACATTTGGATTAACACAAAAGAAAGTTTAATAAATTGGGCATTGGAGAATTGTGGATTGGAACTTTGATGAAATAGGAACTAAATTGAATAAGATTGCCGAAGGTATGCCTACAATCTTTGCAGACATGAAAGTGATAATCGCTAATGATGTCAAAGCAAAGCATAGGCAAAGATTAGATAGTGGGCAGCCAAGAAAAAGCTATAAATCTGAAGCATATAAGAAGTTCAGAGCAAAACAAGGAAGGCAAACTGGCTATATTGATATGCAATTGAGTGGTGAATTTGTGAGAAGTCTAACGATAGGAAAAGAAGGTGATGATGTGGTTTATGGTGTTGCAGATAGGAAAGATGGAAAGACTACTACATCAACAATTTATAAAGGTCAGATTGAAAGAAATAATCATGGCGATTTAGTAAAAATAAATTCGGATGACACAGCAAGAGGAATTGAATCAGCCAATAGATATTTCACAGACAAAATCAGAGAATTATTCGATCAAGTTTAATCATGATTATTACATTAAGCTAATAGCATTAAAGATATTAAATGACATTGTTAGAAAACATAAAACTGATTAATGGTGGTGGAATCTTCCAAGCGTATGCAGAAGATGCTATCCTATTAAATGGCCGAGTGATAAAGAATGAACAAGATGTCGGATTAACCGAGCATCAGTACAATTATTTTTATACTAGGCATGATGATAGGCCGATAAGAATTCAAAGTGCTGAAAGGCCAATGTCTAGCAATACACCATATGAGATTGCATCGCCAAAAGTATTAGTATTGCAGTTCAAGGAATACGATTTGAACGGCATTATGTATGCTGTATTGAATGTATTTAATGGAAATTATAATCGGTTAAGATACGAAGTAAACCAGGTTGAGATACGAAAAGAAATCATCTTAAAATCCGAGATTGGTGAAGTTCGGCCAATGGATGGCTATAGATTGATCAAGATAAGCTACACCGAGTTTTTGCCATTAGATAATTGTGAAGAAATCACTTGCAATGGCGATGTGGTTATTCCATTAACTAATGATGTCAAGGTATACATTAATGATGTTTTACGATATGAGCCATCGTGTAATACTAACTTGGAATTAACGCTAGTTGATGATTTAGGCAATCCGATAGATGCGACATACAATGGTACAGAAATAGTTGTGACATTGAGTTGTGCGGATGCAAGAGTGAGCAATAGTGATGATAGCTATGATGTCAATGTGGCGAGTGGTGGAGATTTAGAGTTGCCAGATGAAGATATTACTTTAAATGGTGGCGCATTTATAACCAAGCCAAGCGTAAAAGACCAAGACATAGAATTGGTGGATACAAGCGATTCACCTATTACTCCAGATAGTGTAGTAGGAAACAAGATAGTTGTTAATACATCTGCTGGATGTTCTGCAAAAGGATTATTACCATTAAAGAGTGGGCAGACAACAAGCTACGCCACTAATGACGATGGCGATTTAGAAAGAGGTAGAGAAGTAAATGTTCATACGTTATACTATAACAATGGATTTGGCAACACTAACAGATTTACCGATGAGTTAGGTGGGCAAACATTCACAAACAATATAGTGATTGACTGGGGTACTTGGGATGGTGGTACAAATGTAAACGGATATATTTTAAGTTCTAATAGCGATTCGAATACTGGTACTACCGATTGGGCAACTTGGATGAGTGGGCAACCTTATACTACTGGTGGCTTCGGGAATTGGTATGTTGTAAATGCATCGGAAATATCTACTTTGATAAATTACAATGATACATCTGGAGTAAATGACTATCCATTTTATAACTCAATTAACCACCGATTGTATACATCTACAACTGTACCGAGCAATACTACCCACGCTATTTTTAAGCAAAGAAATAGCTTTGATTTAGCTTCGGTTTCAAAAACATCCAATAACTACTCTATGTGGGTAAGGACATTTAACTGGGATGGCGCATCACTAACATAAAATAAAAATATGGCAAAGTATAAATTTGAGCAATTTAAATTACAAATAGACAATCCAACTATCTCGGCTAACAAGGATAGCATTCATCTTCAAGTGAACAAGAACACTATAAGTTTAGATGTCACATTAGAAACAGATGGTGCAAAGTTTGGAGTGCATTTAACTGACATAAAGGTGAACAACTTAAATTATGAAGGTTATGAGAATCTAATGGAAAGAGTTTTAAACAGATTAAAAGATTACGAAGTATGAAGTGCTGCAATTCAATTATAAATTTAGGATGTTTTGATGTTTGCGATGATTTGCAAACTGGCATTATAGCCGATGAAACTGGTTTGCATATTTTAGAAATCAAGTTTCTATCAATGACTATCAAGAAGGAAGTAACATTGACAAGTGGTGATGAGATAGTATTGCCAAAAATGTACATCAATGAGTCAAGTGAAATTATCCTAAATGTAAAAAAGCCAAGTGGATACATGGCGAGTTCTTATTCATTTAGTACAAAGCCTTGCATAGATGTTACTTGATAGCTTTTATTTTGCATCATTTATATTCTTTTTGGCCTTTACAATTAGGCCAGGTAATATCTTTGATTTTTACAAGTTTTATTTGATTGATAAGTTTTATGGAGGTGATTCACCACAGCTATTAAAGCATGATCTTTACCAATACAAGGAAAGCCAAATTGACAATAAATGGTTTAAATTATTAGGTGGGTGTATGTATTGCTTTCAGTTTTGGTTGGCTATTCCATACTACTTTTTTATGGTCAAAAAAGGCATTATTTTTTTCTTTATATTTGTAAGCGTTAATTATGTATGGCTAAAGTTATTTGTTTATGTCGAAAGTAAGATTGGAGAATAAGAAGAACGGAAAAAGTTATGAGTTTAGTGCTGAAGGTGCAGCAATCTTATTAAGCAATCCAGACAAATGGACTAAAACAGATGAATTGCCAAAAGTAAAAAAGACAAGAAAACGTAAATCCCAAAATTAAATTATGAACTTTTTATCCAAAATTGAGAACGAAGAATTAAGAGCAGAGATTCAAAAAGCAGTTGAAGCAGAGATTGAGAATGCCAAAGAATTGGTAAGAAACGATGCTGATGCTGTGAAGGAATACAAGATGCAAGGCTTTAAAGAAGCAGAAAGAAAAGTATTAAGAGATTTAAAAAAGGCTTTTAATCTTGATGCAACTGATTTAGAAGGTGCAGAAAATTACACAGAGTGGTTCAATGTTGCATTGGGCAAGTTTAAGGACCAAGCAAGTGCAACTGGCCAAGAATGGCAAGATAAATACATGGCTTTGAAAGATGATTTTAATCGGATTAAAGAAGAAGAAATCCCAGCATTGAAGTCACAAGCAGAAAGCCAAATCAAATCTTTTAAGATTGACAATATGTTAAATTCAAGATTAAGCAAAATTGAAAATCTTGCTATAAGCGTGGATGATTTGAAGTTGTTAGCAAAAGCGAAGTTTAATCAATTAGGTGTTGTCTTGGATTTGAATAATGATAGTGTGACTGCATTGACTGATCAAGGCACAAAGCCTACAATAGAAGATAAAGCATTGGATTTTGATGGTTTGATTAATCATGTAGTAAGTCCATATGTAAAGAAGAATGGTGTAAGCGAAAATAAGCCTACACAATCATTTGCACCAGTAAATGCAAGTGATAAAATATCACCTAAAAAAGCCGAAATAATTAATAAATATAAGGCGATGGGTGTTGAAGTTCCAGCAGCATTGTTGGGATAATATATCTTTCAGATTTGCCATCTGCAATTAGGCAAGTATTTCTGTTAGTGAGCAGTTAATTCACAATTGATTTATTTGTAAAATTTAAAATTTAATAAGATGGCAGCATTAGCACCAGCACAAGCTAGTTGTGTAGTACAATTACAACTAGCCGACATTATGGGTTCAGCCAATCCAGTACTCCACGAAGTACAAAAAAATGGCTTTACAACAGCATTAGTTTCAGATGTGAATAGACAAGGATTTGTAATCAATGCACAAGCAAATGGTTCAAGACCACAAGATACATCAAAGCGTAAAATCCAAGTTCGTTACAGAGCTGGAAATTGCGATTCAGTATCAAGTGGTGAGATGGTTTGTACAGATGAAGATGCAACAGAAGGTGATCCTTATTCTTACCAAGATGTAGAAGTTAAGCACTACAAAAAGTCAAAGCAAGTAAAATTGTCTAAAACTGAATTCTTGGATTTATGTAGTGGAATTACAACAGAGCAAACCTTGAGAACTGCTGAACTAGCAGCCGATTTAGTGCGCCAAATGGAACAAGATTTAATTACTGACTATTTAGCAGCGTTGAATACTTATTCTGATGGAGATGATCCTACACCAGCATCTACAGAAGAAAAAACAATCTCATTGTTTTCTGCTACTGCTGTTCCACAGCCATTTGCTTTAAATTTCGTTTCTAACGAATACAGCAAGAAAGGCTACATGGACAATTTCATCATGGTAGGTGGTTACCAAATCAATTCTTGGATTAAATCTCAAGGTTTATTTGTTGGTAACGTAGATGGTGCTGATATTACTAAAACCAATTTCGATTCTAATGCATACATGAGTTCTGCATACGATGTAATTGCTCGTGCAATTGGAGTTGATACTGAAGATCGTATGGCTTCTTGGATGCCAGGCGCAATTCAAAGAGTTGATTGGTTGAAGTATGCACCAGAAACTGGCCTAGCTAGAAATACTGATGAAATCTTCAAAGGCACTATCAATTTAGGTGGTGAAGAATTTGACATATTAATTACTGACCAAGATTGCAACGATTTCGTGACAATTCAGTTGGCTAAAGGATATGGATTATTCATTCCAGAAGCTGGTGTATTTGGTGGTACTTGCAAAGGTCAAGGAACATTATTGAACTGGATTCTTGATTGTGGCGCATTATCTTGTGCAACAATTAAGTAAGTAACTTTAATTTTGGGTTAGCATTGAGGGGTGGTGGTTTATGCCATCACTCCTTTTTGTTTTTAAAAAACAATATCATGAGATTTCTATTTATAATTTTTTCTTTATTCGCATTTGCAAATGCACAATATTACAATGTTGATTTGAACAATGGCATTGTTGAATTTACCGACACGACATCATCTTTTATCAAATATTCATTTACAGCCCAAGAAATATCTTATCGTGAAGTGGGTTTAAACAATTTCGACATTTGTGATAATGCTTTTTGTAATGGCTTTGCAATGAAGGAAATATCAAACTTTACAAATAGATCTTATCTTCTTGATTCATTAAACTATTGGCAAAGCATAAGTGGAAGCAGTTTTAGTGGCCTATGGCAAACTACCAATGGCTATTATGAGCCAAAGACATCAAAGCCTTTTAACTTTACTTATCAAGGCTTTACTTTATTAAATGATTCCATTGATTTTGGAGTTTTTAAATTGCCATTTGTGGGTGCATCTGCTGGTGATTTGGGAACATATAAGTCTTTGATTGGATTTGGTGATGCAACTGGAATAGGTGGTGATTATGCGCATTTATATGGCTATGTTGATTTGTTTGGTGAAAGATATAATGCAATTGAAGCGATTGATTCTAGCAGTATTTCATTAAGAAACGACACAACAAAAGCGACTTTAAATGCAAACGGATTAGTATTGCCTAAAATGGGTGCAGAGCCAAGTGGTGAGCCTGGAAGCGTTTATTTCAATCAAAACACTACCGAATTTAGAGCATACAATGGAAGTCAGTTTCGCACAATTGTAACTTTATCTGGTGGTGATGGCAGTCCAATTGGAGTAGTAACACCAGCGCATGAAGGCATTATGTTTTGGGATACTGGAACTAACCACATCTATATTTCCGTAGGCACTACATCTAATGATTGGGTAAAGCTACACTAATGGATAGCACTATTGTTCAAAATTACTTTACTAATGGCATAGAAAGCAGTTTTATTTTAGCTGCATTCTTCTTCTTGTTTTTAGCATTTGTTACAAGTAAGTGGTTTCAGTTTACTATTCGTGATAAAGAGTCTGAACGTACACCGATGGAAGTATCGTGGAAGTTTTGGTGGCTTGATAATTACAATAGTGTTGTTTCCTTTTTCTTAATGTGTTTTCCGATTATCGTATTTACTGAAGATTTAGTACATTGGCTTGGTTTGAACTTTTTGCCAGATTCGATTAAGACTGAAAATCCGATGTATGTCTATTACATCTTTGGTTTATCGTTTGGGTGGATATTAGAAGTGATTTTGAAGAAAGCCAAATTAATTAGAAACGCACAAATTTAAGGAGATGGATAAGGTAATTATCAGCGCAATTTTGTTGATTCAAGCATTTCAAACTGAAAGTTTTAAGAGCAAATTAATTGATGTATGCCTAACAATTTCAACTGGTATGGGTGTTTACTTTACAATACCATTTCAAATTTCAACTAACTTTTACGCTCAAGAAATATTCCGAAGCATCACGAGCATAGTAACTGCTATTACCATTTTGGTAATTTCACTATTTATCCGTAGATGGTGGAGTAAACGATTTAAATGAGATTAATTAAGCGCATTTTTATTCATTGCTCTGCTGGTTTTGGCGATGTAGAAAGCATCAAGCGACATTGGAAGTCTATTGGGTGGAAGTCTGTCGGTTACCATCGCATAATCGCTGAAGATGGCGAAGTATTCCAGTTAGCACCATACGAGCAAGTGACAAACGGAGTCAAATACTACAATTCATCAAGCATCCATATCTGCTATATTGGTGGAGTGGATAGAGCAAACGTACACAAGGCAAAAGATAGTCGCACAGAAGCGCAAAAAGAAGCGTTAATTTGCGAGATTGATAATGCTTTACTATACCTTAAACAATTTCAAAGCATTGAAGAAGTGCAAATATTAGGACATCGTGATATAAGCGAAGATAAGAACCTAAATGGGAAAGTTGATAGCTGGGAACGGATAAAAGAATGTCCAAGTTTTGATGCCATACCAGAGTATGCATACTTGATGGATAAGCACAAATAACAATAAATACATTTATATCTTATTATTTGTATATTTAAAGGATGAAACTAAACGAATTAAAGGAAAAGATATTCAAGCTAGATCTTCATCAATACGATGGTATGCATTTGGGTAGTGGTACTATTTTAGATGCAAAACGATTTGTTGAAAATCACATTAGTTTTTTAGAATCTAATCCTAACAACAGCACTTTTTTACTTTATTACAATAGGCTGTTTGAATTCTACAAAAAAACAAAACAATGGATTGCAGACAAGCATTAAGAACCTATCCAAGACAGGAAGGTGAAAGCAAAAACAAGTGGTTTAAAAGAGTTGCTGAACTTACTGGTTTACACCATAAAAGCATAAATAAACACTATTACAAGTATCGCAACTTTGTTGAAACTCAGCGAAAATATGACAAGAATGGCAATGTCATAAGCAGAGTTGAAAAGTTGCAACAAGCCAATTTAATTGATGTACCGAAAGGCTTAGAAGTATCAAGAGTAAGCACCAATGTCACTACTGGAAGCCAATGGGTTATACATACTAAAGAAAGCCAAAATAAAGCGCTTTTTAAGCTAAATAAAGAGTTAATTAAGGAAACATTAAAGGAATTGAACTTGGCGGAATTATCGCCAAGTAAAATCACTCCCACAAGCGATAAGGTGTTAAAGGTAACTTACACAGATGTTCATGTAGGATTAAATATCACCGAAAATCTTTATGGACTCCGCCAATGGAACGAGTTTCAGCTAATGGATGCACTCCAAAAAATAGTTTACTATGTAGGCGAACAGTTTAACGGACAATCCAAAATAGTAGTGGCTGATTATGGCGATTTTATGGATGGATGGGATGCAAAGACGACCCGTGGGGGGCATATATTAGACCAAAATATGTCAAACGAAGAAGCGTTTAAAGTAGGTGCGCAGTTTAAGATTGAACTTGCTAAGCGATTAGCAAAGTTTGGAGTGCCTTTAGAGTTTTATAACGTGACTAATGACAATCATAGTGGATCATTTAGTAAGATAGTAAATGTACACGTCAAAGAAGTGCTATCTTATTTACTACCCGATGTTAAATACGAGATATTTAACGACTTTATCAGCCATTACTTTGTGGGTAATTGGTGTTTTATTTGCTCACATGGAAAGGATGAAAAGCATTTAAAGTATGGATTCAATACTAAGCCAGATGACAAAGCTAAAACGCATATCAATAGATACATAGACAAGCACGATTTACATAAGTATAGGATAGTGTGTGAATTTGGCGATAAACACCAGTTAATTCGTGATACAAGTCACGCTAAATTTGAATACAATGTGTATTGGGCATTATCTCCAGCATCCGACTGGGTGCAGACTAACTTTGCGGATGGGCGCAGAGGTTTCTGTATTGAAGAGATAGCCGATAATTATAAGACATTTACCAATATACAATTATGAAAAAACTGATATTGATCATCCTATTATTTGGAGTAAGCCAAGCGCAAGTCAATAAAAAGAAATTAAGAAGTAATCTACACGACTGCGAGAAGGCATTATCCGCTTGTTTAAGCGCAAAAGACACGATAAGTGATACTATCTTTGTCTATAGTGGAAAGGAAGCCGTAAAAGTGGCTAAACAAGTCGAGAAGACAAAGCGCAAAGTGAAGGTCCAGGAAACAAAGCAGAACAAATCGAACAATAAAACTGATGTGAAAACTGATTGGTTCTTAAATTTGATGCAAGGAATGACACGAATGACTGCTATTTTAACTGCTGGTGGTTTTGTTGGTGGTGGAGTAGTGCTTACAAAGTTATTACAAGCAGCTAAAACCAAAATATCTTGGCTATCTTGGCTGCCTATTTAAAATCAAGATCTAAAATAGTAATTAGAAATTTAGTATATTTACATATCTTTTAATGGCCCAGTTCTGGGTTGTTTCATTGTTTTTGTTTAGTGGGGATGGTCTTTGATTATCCCCATTTTTATTGGCTTTCAGCAGATTTTGAAAAAAAAATTAAAAAAAAATTCACTTTTTTAGGTACAATATTTTGTAGTTTCAATATTTAATATTAAATTTGAGTCATCAAAGGCAATAAGCCATAACAATTAAAAACAAAACAATGGAAAACTTAATTGAAACTAAAAAACTTTACGAATCTCCAATTAAAGAAAGAAATGAAGAAAAATACGGACATAATGCAAATGTTTGCGTTTGTTGTAATAAACCAACAAATGAAGAAATGTTTGTTCATATGTGTACGAATTGGGAAGCAGTACCAGCTAATATAAGTGAAGAAGAATTAATAGAAAATGGCATGGAATCTCAAGGATTATTTCCGATTGGAAAAAGTTGTGCCAAAAAAATGGGTAAAAAATACATTTTAAAATTCTAATTAATAAAATATGGGGCGCAGCATCCTACACTGCAATTTTTTCACACCAAAAAACAAAACAATGAAAAATCAAGAATTGATCAACAGATTAACCGAATTATCCAAACCAACAAACCTGGATCAAAGAAAAGAAAAGCGTGATTTATCATCAATGGCTTACTGCGAGATTAACGAGATTACTGATGTAGTTTATGTATCGGTAAGTTTTAATGATGATGATGTTTGGTACGAATATGAAGTGGACTTTGTAAATGTAGTTGAGCATTTTTATGATGTTCGTGGTGGCCAGGCATTAATTGAATATGATTTTGAAGGCAATTTGACACAATGGATTCCAGTTGAAGATGTTGAGATTGATAACTATGATGTCCTGGAATATATGATTGACAATGCACTATTGAAAACTTATAGTGCGATTACTAACAGCGAAAACTTTTAATCATGCTTACTATTATATTTCTCATAGCTACTTGCATATCACTTATTCTAATCGGATTTGAATTGATTGAAAAAGGCACAATTGAAAAAGAAAACTTTATAAACTTTGTCATAATCGTAACAATTTATTTACTCACTATTTTTAAACTTTAAACAAAATGAAGGTATCAAACTACGAACAGCTAATTGACTACATGAAGTCAAAAAGAAAAGAAAGAAAGATTACTCAAAGCGATTTGGCTGATCATCTCAAGACATCTACACAGACCATTCTAAACTATGAAAAAAGCAAGTGCGATATGCCATTGAGCAAAGTGATAGAATATGCCGAATTGCTTGATTTATCCATTGAAATTTCGTAACTTAACAAAGCAAAAACAATGGAAGATTTTAACCAGTATTATGCATTAGCACAAAAGATGTTAGGCGATGAAAAGGTCAGTACATTGGTGGCTGTATTTGAATGCCGAGTAAATCTATGTGATAGAGATAAACTGCATCACAAGTTTGCCATCCATCGCAATGCATTAAAAATGATCAAAGGAACTAAACAAGTAACAATTAAAATTAAATCATGAAAGAAAATAACCTAGCTTTAATAAGCGCAGATGAATTATCACTAGTTGAAGATAACAGCCTAAATCCAAATCAGTTAGCGCAGATTTTAAAGCGCACACCAAAAGCGTATGTGAAAAGCAGACCAGCCAAAGGTGGTGGAACTTGGGATTATGTCACAAGTGGCTATGTAAAGAAAGTATTAAACTTGATGTTTGGCTGGGATTGGGATTTTGAAATCCTAGACCAACAAATATTACACGATGAAGTAATCGTAAAAGGTAAACTGACTTGCCGAAGCAATGGCCGAACAATTGTAAAGATGCAATTTGGCAACAAAGAAATCATGTACAAGCGTGGAACTGATGCGAATGGCAATAGAATACCATTAAGCATTGGTAATGATTTTAAATCGGCTAGTAGTGATTGCTTAAAAAAGTGCGCTGCTGAAATTGGGATAGCTGCGGACATTTATAACAAAGAAGATTTCAAAGAAATCCAGGTGAAAGACTGGGCCAAAGAGATCAATAATTGTGAATCATTGGCTGATTTGCAGATGATTTGGTCAGCTATGAATGTCAAAGAACAAGCTAAATACCAAGACTTGGCAGATGAAAAGCAAAAAAGTTTTTAATAAATAGTTGATTATTAAAAAAATATTTTTAGTTTTACATCATATTACTAAACAAAAAAACAAAACAATGAACTTTGACAATCACATTTTTCGCAGCCATTCAGTTGGCACAATTGTAAACGTACCAAAGCCATTAACTGCAAACCAGGCTGAAACATTGGCCGATTATCGCAAAAGAGCAAATGGTGAAGGAAGGCCATTAACAGACAATCAGAAAAAGACTTGGCATTCATTAGAACATAAGTACAATGAAAGCCAAACATACTCACTTAATGACACAGCCAAAAAATATCTTACTGATTTAGTATTTGAAGCAAGAACTGGCCGAAGATCTAAACTTGAAACAAAGTATTTTTCAAAAGGCATCGAAGCAGAAAAGGCTGGTAGAGATTTGACATCACGAATATTAAACATTATGCTAATTGAAGATGATGAACGTAAATCCAATGAATGGGTGACTGGAAAGCGAGATGTAAAAAGTGATGAAGTCATCATAGACATCAAATCAGCGTGGAGTTTTGAATCATTCAACAAGCATTTATTAAGCACTCCTAATGAGATTTATTTGCGCCAATTAGACTGCTACATGGATTTATGGAATATAAAAGATTCATTACTGGTCCATGTGTTGGTAGATACACCATTCAATCTTATTGATGATGAGATTAAGCGTTTAGATTGGAAGTACAATATCAGCGATTTTAATGGTGATATAAGAGATGAATTTGTTGGTGATGTAGTTGATTTAGTTTCCAATCATATCTTCACCAGAAAAGGCTTGGAAGATTATTGCATAGAATCTTCAAACGTACACATAGAATGGTTTGATAATTTCATTGAACTAGGAGATGATCAGCGCATACATATGATAAGCCATTCATATGACCAGGAACGAATCCAACAAAGAAACGAATGCATCAAGATTGCAAGACAATTTATGAATGATGTTCGACCAATAAACAATATTATTAAATAACAAAAAACAAAACAATGACACAAGCAAAAGAACAAGCCTGGATACAAGGCATCGAAGATGGCACATTTCAAGGAGATGCAGCCAAGATTTACAACATGATTCAAGACAATCATGTGATGACATTACCAGAAATATCATTGGCAATGGATAAGCGATTTAATCAGTTTAGTGGTCGGATTTCCGAGTTATTGGATGCTGGTTTAATTAAGGAGTTAAAAGGCGATAAATACAGTCTTTTCCGAATAACGCAAAGCGACCAAGAGAAGTACGAATGTTCCAAGATGCGCCACAATGAGAAGATTGAAAAGTTGCGCAAGAAAGCAGATGAATTAGGTTATTTCTTAGTCAAAAAAATGTGGTAAGATGAAGGCTGGAAGTAAAGTGAAAGTTTATTTAGGCAATGTGGCTTGTTGTTATGGCATAGCTACTGGCAGAGCCAAGAAAGTTGGTGATAACATTATACACGAAGTAAAGGAAGCAGAGCCATTTGAAACTGGAGATGCAGACTATTTTCGAGATCATAACCAGGTATCATTTGACATCAAGTTTGCCAAAGAAATAAAGACATTCAACAATGATAAACGAGTATATTTAAATACTGGCACATTTAACTATTACAAGATGAAAAAGGAATGTTTTAAGTACGAACAAAAAACACTATTTTAGATGAACAAGGAATTAGAATTTAACAAGTTGAATCTTTTATGCTTGGCCATTATTGATAAGTTTGAAGAAATGGAAGATCAAGGATTGATATTTTACAAACAGAAGCAGTTAGGCAAAAGATTTGTGGCCGAGTTAGTTAAGGTGACTGGAGTAATTTGCGATGTCGCAATTGAAACGGACCAGGAAGGATACAAAGAAGCCTTAAATGATGTTCACACAAGCATTGAAAAGATAGATAAATTCATGGATGATATGTATTCTAAAGAGGTCAAAAATATGTAATATTTATTGTTTATCTTTGCAATAATCAAAACACTACAAAATGATAAAATTTATTAAGTGCGTATGTCTAACATCAATTTTATTGGTGGGGTTAGTAGTGTTTCCTGGCATACGCACTCCTTACTATAAAACGCTACGACATGGACAAATTAAGTTGGTTTAAATTTACACCAAGCGATTGGATGATGGGCAAGATACAGAGATGCCCAGATATTACACAAGCACGATTTTTAAGGCTTTGTTGCCTATACTGGAACAAAGAATGTGAACTATCAAAAGAAGATGCTATTATTGAAATTGATCAAGAGCATTTTGATTGTTTGGAGTCAAAGAAAATTATTTCTTCAATAGATGGTATAATTAATATATCATTTTTAGATGAGCAGTTTCTTGATATTCAAGAAATGAAAGATGGCAGAAGCAAAAGTGGTGTAATTGGAAATTTAAAACGATGGCATCCAGATATTTATGCAAGATTTAAGGATAAAAAAATAAGCCTTGAAGATGCTATAAAACAATCGCAAATTGTCACAGACCAATCGCACACCAATCGCACACCGATCGCAAACCAATCGCAAACTATCGCAGAGAAGAGAAGAGAAGATAAGATAAGATTAGAAAAGATAAGAGAAAAGAATAGAGAATACGCAATTGAAAATTGCTCACCTACTGACAATCAAAAAAATGAGTTTGAAGAATTCCTTTCGTATTGGTTTGAAATTGGAATGAACGATAAAAAGCATAAATTTGAAAAGCAGAAAAGTTTTGACTGGGTGCGAAGGTGGAATACCTGGACTAAAAACAATGAAAAGTGGAAGAAAGAAAAAAGTTTCGCTAAAAAAGAAAGTGATAATTTTTCAATATCTAAAATAGAAGTATGAACATATATTTAATTGCCAATGATAATTTTGGGAAGTATCAGCCAAGCCAAGTTAAGATAGCTGGACATCTAAATGATGTGATCAAGGCAATAGGCAAAAAGTATGAGCCAACATTTGAAATTAAGACTGAATTTGATAAATGGCTATACAACAATATGGTATATTACTTTAGTGATGATTCAAGATGCGAATGGAATTTGAGCAAAGGATTGTTATTTCATGGCAAGAAAGGACTAGGAAAGTCTTTGAGTTTTAAGATCTTCAAAAAGTTGTATTATTACAAAGGCAGTTACAATTACGAACTGGCTAAAAAGAAATTTGACATTCAAGAAATGGATAATCTTAAAGGCAATGTGCAGACATTCTACGAAAAGTGCAAGTCATCTTTATTCTGCGATGAGATAATGCGTGAAACAAAAGACGATAGTAAGATTATTAATGACTACGGAACAAAAGAGCAGCCATTCTCAACTGGAGTGCATCAAATGTATCGGTCATTCTGCGACAAAGGTCAGCTATATCATTTCACGACTAACTACTGGAATATTCAAGGCTACGAAGATGGCAAACTAATTAGCCATACATACGGAAGCGAGATACACGATAGGCTGATTGAGATGTGCAACATTATTGAATTTAAAGGAGAAAGTAAAAGGAGATGAAAAATAACAAACACAAATTTCCATACAAATGGACATTGAAAGATGTAAAATTTACTAAAGACAAAGGAAAAGTATTTAGTTGCTTTGCTTGTGGTGGTGGTTCAACTATGGGGTATAAATTGGCTGGGTTTGATGTTATTGGATGCAATGAAATAGACCCAAAAATGATGGAAGCGTATGTAACAAACCATAATCCAAAATACTCATTTTTAGAAAGCATAACAACTTTTAAAGAACGGAATGATTTACCTGATGAATTATACGAACTTGATATTTTAGACGGTTCTCCACCTTGCAGTAGTTTTTCAATGGCTGGAAATCGTGAAAAAGACTGGGGCAAAGAAAAGAAGTTTAGAGAGGGACAAAGCGAACAAGTCTTAGATACTTTATTTTTTGACTTTATAGATTTAGCCAAAGAATTACAACCTAAAGTAGTAATAGCTGAAAATGTAAAAGGTTTATTACTTGGTAATGCTAAAGCGTATGTTCGTAAAATTTACAAGCAATTTGATGAAGCTGGATATTATTGTCAGCATTGGTTATTAGATGCATCAACAATGGGTGTTCCTCAAAGGAGAGAAAGAGTGTTTTTTATTTGTTTGCGTAAAGACCTTGCGAAACCTTTTTTATATCAAAAAGATATGTTTACACAAGTGCCTAAACTTAAATTAGAGTTTAATGAAAAGCCTATTTTGTTTAAAGAAATTTTAGATAAAAACCCGACAAAATATATTACAAAAGACGGTTTATTATATCAATATTGGTTACATAGGTCTGAAAAAGATATAAATATGTTGAATGGGGCTTTAAAAGCTAAAAATAAAAAAACAGGTTTTAGTGTCGTTTATTTTCACTTAAATGAAGTACCTTTTACATTAACCCAAAAAGGTAGGACTATCTGCCACCACGAATGTCGAACTTTAACAGATTTAGAGTTTATTAGAGGTTCATCTTTTCCTTTAGATTACAACTTTAATAAAACAAGTGGTAGCTATTTGATGGGAATGAGCGTACCACCTGTAATGACTGCACAAATAGCAACAAAGATTTATGAGCAATGGTTAAGTAAATTATAAAATATGGCAACAATAAAACAAATAGCACTTATTGAGCCACAAATGGCTATATTTGTAATCAGGAAGCTACTGCACAAAATAGAAGATGAAGCCATAAGCCAAGCGATAAGCAATCTAAAGGATGAAGATTTTGAAGAACTGGTTAACATCTTAATTTGGCTGGGATACGAAGAAAAAACAATTAAACAAATACTAAAATAAAAAACAATGAAACCAATAAATCACGCTATTATTAGCAATTACCACGAAGCAAAAAAGAAAAGACAAATGACTGCTGAAGATTTTAAAAGAATCTATGACATCATAATTGAAGATCATAGGCTAACCGAATTTAAGGATGGCCGAACATCGGATGTAGTTTGCATTCGCCAGGCAATAATGAAGATTGCAAAAAATAGAACAAAAATGACATTGAAGCAAATAGGTTCAATATGGGGGAAGGATCACAGCACAATCATTCATGGTCTTAAAAGAGTTGCCAATGCCTACGATACAAATGATGATATTTATATGGAGTGGGAATCTGAAGTCTATAGGTACTTTTAATATGATAGTTTACGATTTTGAATATTACCAATTAATAGTGTCAAATAAGCCTTGCGATATATTTAATCATTTTAAAGTTGATTATTTGCATGGGTTAAATTTACATGATTGTGAAGCATACAATAACACGAATGAAGATGCGTATATCGCTGGACTTTGCAATTTTGTACCTAATAGCGACAAGATGTTTATCTTTTTAAACACGAGCCGAATGAACAACTGCAAAGAAAAGATGTCTTTGATATTTCACGAAGCAATGCATTTATCATTGGAAATTCACAATCACGATGTAAACGAAAAAGAAGAACAGATTATTAGCTGGGCAGAAGCCGAAGCGAACAAAATATTTGACTTAATTTAAAACAATGGACATACAAAAATTAACAGACAAGGAATTAAGCACTTTAATAAAGGAGTGCAGAGAAGAACTGCAAGATAGAAAAAACAATCTTGATAATGTTTTGCTGATTGATGATTTGCAGATATACAAAAGCAAATATGCACGACTGACTTTATTCTACGATTTTTGTAAATCAGTTTATTCTATTAGCGAAAAGGAATTAAAGCAAAAAAATCAAAGCAAAAAGAAGAAGAACATAAGAAACGCAGTAATAAATTATTTGCTTACTCAAGGATTTAGCCATCAAGATGTGGTTGATGAGTTTAAGATGGCCAGAACAAGTTTGAGCAGTCCAATTAGCTATCACGAAAAGTATTACAAGCTGGACAAGAACTACACCGATATTTTTGAGGATGTAAAACAATTTTTTGAGGATTAGATATGGCAAAAATAAATTTAGATAAATATTACACATCAAAAGAACTTGCGAAACATTGTATTGATGTAGTGAATAGTTTAGGATTAGAAATAACCGAAACCATTGAACCGAGTTCAGGAAATGGAAGTTTTAGTTTGCAAATACCTAACTGTATAGCTTACGATATTGCACCTGAACACGAAAGTATAAAAAAACAGGACTTTTTAAAACTAAACCTACCACATAAAAAAGGTAGATTATTTATTGGAAACCCACCTTTTGGAACAAGAAATACATTAGCTGTTAAGTTTTTTAAACACGCTTGTAAAATGGCTGACTATATTGCTTTTATTTTACCTATAAGCCAATACAATAATAACCAACAAATGTATGAGTTTGATTTAATTCATTCGGAAGTATTACCGCTGATTGAATATAGTGGTATTGAGTTACTGTGTTGTTTTAACGTATATAAGAGACCTGAAAATGGTATAAATACAAAGGCAATAGACTACAAACTGAATGATGTTTTTGTTGGAGAATATCGTAGAGGTGGAACATATAAAATACTTAAAAACTTTGATTTTGCAATGAACACTTATGGGGCAAGTATTGGAAAAGAAGTTGCTGAAATAGGAACATTTTGCCAAGAAAATTATGTAATTATTAAAAATGAAACATACCGTGAAAGGATTTTAGAAGTGATGCGAAAAACCGACTGGAAGAATTTATATCCGTTTATTTCTTCGCCTAAAATTCAGACTTGGAAGATTTATAAATACTTAAAAGAACAAATACCTGAATTGAATTAAAAGTGCGTTGGCTTTTTATTTAAAATTTACGAAGATGTCAAACAATTTTTTGAGGATTAACGTTATAGTATAAAAAATCGTTTTAATGTTTTTTATACGTTGTTATGTACTGATTTTAAAAAAAGCCACATTGCTGACGATAGGAAGCAAAATAAAGACAAAGATATGATAGATTTAAGATTAGGCGATTGCCTTGAAGTAATGAAAGAAATACCAAGTAAAAGTATAGATGCTATTATTACAGACCCACCATACATAGGGATAATCAACGCTAAGTGGGATAAAGGAGAAAACCCATTTAATGAAGAATTAGTAAAAGAAATGTTTAGAGTTTTAAAGGCTAACGGAAGCGTTTATGTTTGGTGTGGAATAGGAGAAAAAAGTAACAGTTTGTTTGATTTTTACCCAATATTAAAAAGTAAATTTTATTTTAAAGACCTTATAACTTGGAAGAAAAAGAAAGGTATAGGAATGAGGAAAGGTTGGCTATATACAAGGGAAGAATGTTTATGGTTTGTAAAAGATAATAAATCCTTTTTTTGGAATAAAGAAAACCAATATAGCGAAGAAGAAAGAAAGACAAGCAACAAAACAAAGTGCATACCTAAAAGTAAGTTTAAAAGAATAACAAATGTATGGACTGATATAAGTGAGGCAACAGTTGGAAATCTAAAAAATAAAATAAAATTACACCCTTGCGAAAAACCTGTTAAATTAATCGAAAGAATAGTTTTAACATCTACAAAAGAAAATGAAACGGTTTTAGATATGTTTATGGGCAGTAACTCAACGGGGTTAGCTTGTAAGAATACTAATAGAAATTTTATAGGTATAGAAATGAATGACGAATACTATGATATTGCTTGTAAAAGGGTAGGATTGTAGTATTATGCACAACGTGCGAATATAATCTATGTCTAAAATTATGTACAACAAGCGAAAATGCAAAGAATGCAAAAAGGTTTTTGAAAAGAAACAGCCTTTGCAATATGTATGCAGTCCTATCTGTGCCATTAACTATGCCAAGAAAAAGGAGAAGGTAAAATGGCAAAAGGAAAAGAAGCAGCGATTGATTGACTTGGAAAGCGTAAGCGGTGTGCAGTCAAAGTACATCCAGCCAAAAGTGAACGAATTAGTAAGGATAATTGACAATGGTCATCCTTGCATTGCTACTGGTAATTTTGGGAAGATGGCTGCTGGTCACTATTATCATGCTGGTGGGCATTCGCAGATTAGATTTAATCTTCACAATATACACATTCAATCCTTTCAGTCAAATAGCTTTAAGAGTGGGGATGCGCTGAACTACCGACAAGGCATCATTAAGACATACGGAGAAGATTACATCGAATTTATGGAGTCATTAAAGCAAACGCCAATAAACGACCATACAAAGGCTTTCTACCTTGAGTTAAACAACAAGCTAATAGAAGTTAAAAAGTGGCTTAAAGTGCAAGTAAATGGGCAAATACAAGATTCTGCCAATCGTATACAACTGCGAAATGAAGTAAACTTGCTATTGGGCATTTATGATAGGCCATATTGCATATTTAAAAACGAATAAGATGATAAAATTTAAATATCCAGAATGTTTTTGGATCATAGCAGAACAGATTGGCTATGCAAGAAATGTAATGAATAAGGAAAATAACAAAATCAATACAAGATTTGATAGAGGTATTAAAAATAAACAAGTTGATATTTTAGGTGTTTTGGGTGAATTAATTGCAATTGATTATTTAACTAAAAAAAATATAAGTTTTGACTTAGCTAATTTATTAGACTTTAAGTCAAGCAAGAATCCAGATTTTATATTAAATGGGAAAAGGATTGATGTAAAAACAAATAAATATACCAAATATTCACACCTTTTGGTAAACGAAGAAGCACATAAAAAAGGCTTTAATAAAATAGATTTATATTGGTTTGTTTATGTAATAGATAAAACAAATGCTGAATTTTATTTTGTTGATTACAATGATGTTAGTAAATGGAATTGCAAGTTGATGAAATACACAAATGCGTTCTACATTAAAAGAGAAGATATAAAAAAATAACTATTAAAAAGCCAATATAACCAGATAAAAGCCTTATATTTAAGGTACTCTATTAATTAATAATTTAAACTAAAAAACATGAGTAAAATGCTAACTGGGTCTATTGACCTGAACAAAATTGACAAGACAAGAATCGTAAGCACCGACAAAAATGGCAATCCGTTTGAGAATGGTGCAAAGTATTTGAACGTAGTTGTATGGATAAACGATGAAGCCGACAAGTACGGCAATAACGCATCAATTCAAATAAGCCAATCTAAAGAAGAAAGAGAGTCTGGAGTGAAAGCTACCTACATAGGTAACCTAAAAGAGCCACAGAGCCGAAGTAACGAGCCGACAAGCGCAAAGCGTGAGTCAGTTGCAGATGACTTGCCGTTCTAATTATAGGCTAAAGAAAAAAAAGTTTAATTTTTTTTTATTTTTTTTTGTGGATATGCTTTTTTTTAAAAAAATAATGTATATTTGTGTTACCAATATGGTAAGGCACAAAAACAAAAAGCAATGACAACTCAAGAAATTAACAAAGAAAGAAACGAAAAAGGAATATTTACAACTTGTAACTCAACGGCTGGATGGTATGCAATTAGTAGAGATGGCATTCATATGATAACATTTTACGAAGGTCATTATACGTTTTCAGCAAAAGAAGATGTAAATAGATTTTATACAGAAAAAGGTTTTGCAAAAAGAATTACACAACTTTTAAACAGAGGATTCTAACATATGAAGCCTTTAATTGAAATAATAAACACAGACAATGAGCCAAACCCACTCCAAACAATGGAGTGGGATAAAACAAATAGAATGAGAAAGATAACAACAAGTCACGACTGTCCACCTATCCCAGTAAGAAATTATGACTGGTCAGCAGCGAGAGAAAATTGGGATGAGGGCGATTTAATTGGCTATGGGAGAACAGAGCAAGATGCTATTGATGATTTACTTGAACAAGAGTATTTAAAATGAAAGCATATAATGTAAAGTACGGAACAAAAGTAATAGTAATTGATAATGAAATCACAACACCACCTTCGTCAATATTAATAAGTAAAGGAGATGAAATTACAATACATAATGTTGATGGGATGTATTGTAATGGTGTAGATAAAGATGGCAATAGAATTTATATCGCTTCTTGGACTGAAGTTGAGCCTTATTGCTAAACTAAAATAAAAAATATGATGTCAAATAAATACTATATTGATTGCTCATACAATATTATTAAATGGGCAACTGATTATCTTACCGAAGGAGATCAAGACTTTACCATTGAGATAAATGCAGATGAACTGGCCGAAGATTTGTACTATAAAGAAGATTAAATGCCAAAAGGAAGAAAAGACATAGTTAATGATGCTGTAAAATTCAGCAAAAACAATCAGCCTAGTTCCAAAGCAAAAAGCAATGGCCATAAAATAGCAACTGCTAGAAGAAACAATCTTAAAAAGTTATTAAAGGATTTAGTATTAACTAATAAGAAAAAAATAACTTACAAAGAAAAAGCACTACTTTACCAAATGTATGAAATTGTTTTGTCTGATTTTGCATTTCCCAAAAGCATAGATGTTGGTGTTAAGCATTTATATTTCATGCAAAGCAATTTTGGAATTAAAATAGGTGTTTCAAAGAATTGTGAAAATAGATTGATGCAAATTCATAAGTATGCGCCAAAAACCAAAATACTTAAAGTAATACCTTATGCAAGTAACTTTGAAAACGAAACTCACAAAAAGTTTAAAAGGCAAAACATAAAAGGCAATACTACTTATGGCATAGAATGGTTTTTTATTAATGATGATTTATTGGAGTTTATAGACCAGGTGAATAGTGTACAAGATTTATGTGCTATATTTAACAAATCAATATCTAAACAATTATTGTTAAATTTGTAATTGAACTACGAAAAAACTAGGAATATGCCAGGTGGTAAAGGTAATATAAAAGGAACAGAAGGTAATACTTTTTCAAAAGAAAATCAGCCATCACCAAAGGCAAAAAGTGAAGGCCATAAGCGAAAGAAAGCATTGAAGGATTTAGCCGATGCATTGATTAGTGGTGATAGATTAGAGAAGTGCAAATTGATTGCAAACAAAGTAGGCATTGATTTAAAGGATGGCGAATATACTTTGGACATCGCAATGACATTAAGACAAATTGAAAAAGCATTTGATGAAGGTGACACAAGAGCATACCAGGCTGCGATGGATAGATTACTAGGTAAACCACCACAGCAGATTAATCAAGTCACTAACATGATTAACTTAAAAACAATTGACTAGTGGATGTTACCTGGTCAAAGAGCATTACACTAAAGCCATACCAATCACTTTATGATTCGGATGCAACAATAAATTTAATATTTGGTGGCCGAGATAGTGGCAAAACTTACGCACTACCACAGATACTTACTCATAAGGCATTGCAATATCCGAAGGCAAGGATAATGCTAATAAGAAAGAATCTAAATGTGGTAAAAACATCAATGTATGATTCCTTCACCAATTTCTTTGAAAGTAGTGGATTGAATCCGTTACAGCATCATACCAAAACACCATTAGAGATTAAACTGATAAATGGTTCAGACTTTCTTGGCAGAGGATGTGATGATCCGTTCAAGATTAAGTCCACAACTAATCCGAGTGATGCATGGATAGAAGAAGCCACAGATATTAGTGAAGATGATTTTGATGTCATACTAACTACTTTAAGAAGCCAAGTTGCGCCAGTTCAAATATGGCTGACATTCAATCCAGAAGTAGATAAGAATGGCAAGTCCTGGATTAAGGAAAGATTCTTCAAGGATTTTACAGATACTGATTTTGAGCAAAAGGTGTACAACAAGGAATATGATTTTGATATAGATGTAAGTGGATCATATGAAAAGATAAAGGTGAAGTGCATACATACTACCTGCGACATTAATCCATACTGCGAGAAATCACGAATTGCGATTTACGATAGTTACCGAGAAATAGATGTAAATAAGTACAATGTTTGGAGATTAGGCAAGTGGGGAAGAAAAGAAATCAAATCACCATTTGCTTGGGCATTTAATACCGATATGATTCAAGAATGGGAACTTGACTATTCGATGGATGTAGACATATCATTTGACTTTAATAATGCGCCATGTACAGCGACATTATCACAACAAGATCATAATAGAACATTCAAACGATTTTGGCGAGAAATAAGGCTAGGCACAACTGACAATCACGCTAATGTGTATGATGTGTGCGAAAGGATAAAAAGATTACTTCCAGATGGTGCATTTATTCGTGTTACTGGAGATAGTAGTGGAAGAAATGATAGTGCAATGGTTCGTGGCAATGCAGATGCGTTTGAAATTATTAGGCGAGAATTAAATGTGTCAAGCCATCGGATATGGACTCCAAAGAAACAGCCAAGTCATCTGGACAGCTACAATGAGTTTAATGATGCATTGCAATTGCGTGATGTGACATTTGATCCGAGCATGAAGTATTTGATTGAAGATTTGCAACAAGTGGAATACCGAAACAAGAACATATTGAAGAAGGAAGCAGAAGCCAAAGGTATGGGCCATTTGCTGGATTGCGCTAGGTACGATGTTAATAGCTTCTTTTATTAATGTAAATAATTATGTATACATTTGTTCAAACATATTATCATGGCAGAGATATATGATGAGTTAAGAATGAAGAACAGACCATTGACTAACAATGGCAAAGAAAATAGTGACATTTGCATTGATGTTGATGGAAGCAAAGCAATTGAATTGACCAATGGAGATTTGAACTTGTATGTAAGCAACTTGGATGAAGTATGCATAATGCAGCGTGGTGGATGTGGTGTATATCAAGTGAAGATTAGTAATCTTTATGAGTTTGAATTATTAAGAAGAATATTAAACGTATGATTAAGAGATTAAAAAGTTTATTTGCTAAAAAGACTAATGTTGAGCAAACCGATGGCACAAACACATGGGAAATGCAACATATCTACACCGATACTTTGGGCAATAAATGGTACCAGCCGATTGACATTGAGATGTTGCCAAGCAAAAGATATGCAGCACTAGAAGTAAAGAAGTCTTACCTGGAGATTGGAGTGGATGAGTTTACCTTCAAAGCAGCGTTTAAGATTGCCAAAGAATTGATGAAGCAAGGTGACACAGATAATGTTACTAAACTATTGGATGCGCTAGAAGATAGGCTATCTTTTGATTTTAATTCTCGCAATATCCTAGACATGGCAGTTACTTTATTCACGATTAACGATGAAAAGATATACCAGTTCAATGAGTATTACGATGAGTTGAAGAAGGAAGCATTGATGAAGGATGCCGATGCCAAAAGTTTTTTTTTGACAATTTCATTCGAGTTAGCAACAAAATTGACAGCAAAATACGACCAATACTCGAACAGCACCATAGGCGATTTACTCTTAAAGGAAAAGCAACTAAACAGCTATTTTGGGAATATAATGCACAAACTAAAGTTGATGAGTACAATGGGATCAACTACAAATTAGCACAAGGTGATCCAATTAAGATAAGATACTTTGAAAATATGGGAGTGGTGGATTACTATACTACGATTAACACAATAATAATGAATAATGAAAAATAGTGATTTTTTACAAGAAGCAGTAAATATGTTTGCACAACTGGACCAAGAAAAAAGCCAAGCAAAGTTTTATTTAAATGGCAATGAGATAGTATTGGACAAGTTGAGCAGTCCGAAGAACAGCCACAACATTAGATACGATTTTAAGATAAAAAAAAGAATAATAGTATAAGGATTTATGCCTAAATTACTAGGTGTTTTTTTTATTATCTTTGTAACATCACCAAGTAAATCTATTGTATGGCCGATATTATCCAGGATGTTATATTAAGAGTAAGTTCAGATGCCGAAGATTTACGCAAAGGTGTTGGGCAAGTTGATGACAAGGTAAAGGAAACAAAAAAGAATACTGGTGGCTTACAAAATTCATTCAAGAAGTTATTACCAGCTTTAGGTGTTGCAGCAATTATTGCTGGATTTAAAAAGATAGCAACTGCAAGTTTACAAGCAGCCGATGTCCAGGCTAAAGCAAATCAAAAATTATTAGTTGCTGCTAATGGCAGAGTTGATGTTCAACAAAAGCTAATTAAACAAGCACAAGATTTACAAAAGGTAACTACTTTTGGAGATGAACAAACAATTGAAGCACAAGCAAGATTGCTACCTTTATTAAATGGAAATGCCGATGCAGTTGAGCAATTGATACCATTAATTCAAGATTTAAGCGTATTTACTGGTATGGATTTGGCAAGTGCTGCCGATTTAGTTGGTAAGTCAGTTGGATCAAGCACAAACGCATTGTCAAGATATGGAATTCAAATTGAAGGTGCTGTTGGAAGTTCAGAAAGATTAGAAAGTGCTATTGCATCATTGAATTCAAGAGCTGGTGGACAAGCCGCAGCAGCAGCACAAGTTGGTTTGGGTGCATGGACACAATTTAAGAATTTAGTTGGTGATTTGAGTGAAGAATTTGGATTCTTTTTAATAAAAGGTTTAAATCCAATAATAGAAGGAATGAAAAGCCTTGCATCTTCAGCCATAGATTATGTACAAACACCATTAAGTGAAACACTAGAAAAGGAAAGATTAGAAATTAATTTGCTTGTAAAATCAATTGTGAATAGTAATGATGAGCAAGGAATTAGAAGTAAATTGATAAGTGATTTAAACGAAAAATATCCTAAATTATTAAAAAATATAAATACTGAAACAATTACAAATGATCAATTGCTAGAAGTCTTAAAAGAAGTAAATAAGGAATACGATTTAAGAATTAAAAAAGCAGCATTAGAAGAAATTATCGCTGAAAATGTAGAAGAATCTGCAAATCTATTTATTGATTTAAGAGATGCACAAAAAGAAGCCACAGCGCAACTAGAAGTTTTTGCAAATAACACAGATAAATCTGTACAAGCATTAGTTGCAAATGAAAATGGACTTTTAAGTTTACAAGATCAGTATGAAGCCTTAAATGTTATTTTGAAGGAAACTGGGCAATTAGATGGTTCATATAAAGAAGGAACATCTGCAACAAAAGAAGCACTAGAAAGATTAAGTTCTACTATTGAAAAAATATCAAAATTAGAAAGTGAGTATAATGATTTGAGAAAAGATGGTGTTGATTTAGATGAAGAATACCAAAACTTTATAGCATCAAGTGGAGTTGCTGGTGAAGAAGCAGCCGAACAATTTACCAATAATTTTACATCTGGAGTTGAAAAAGAAAAAGATAAACTGCAAGAATTAGATTTATTTGATAAATCGGTATTTCAAGTTCCAGTTGAAGATACTGAATTTAGATTGGACAATTTGATAAAATCGACTGAAGATGCAATGGCAAAAGTAGAAGCAATACCATTGCCAAAGTTGTTAGAAGATAGATTTATTGCAGAGAAGTTTGAGATAATAGGACAAAACATGATTGAAGCATTTAGCATGGCAAATGAAGCTATAAATGCTTTACCTATTGGAGAAAAGGCACAAAAAGAAATTGAAAGGCTAGATGAGTTAATTGAAAAGCAAAAAGAAGCAGTTGATAAGGCCAAGACATATGCTGAAGAAGGCAATTCTGAACAACTAGCATTGGAAGAAACCAGATTGTCTAACTTGGAAAACTTGCAAAAGCAAGAACAACAACAAAAAGAACAAGCCTTAAAGCGATCATTAGCTATTCAAAAATCAATGGCATTAGCTGAAATTGCCATAAATCTTGCAACTACTTTGTCAAACATTGATAAAACATCTGCTGCACTTGGGCCATTGGGTATTCCATTAAAGACTACACAAACTTTACAAGCAATTGCACAAGCAGCCATTAATACTGCTGCTGTGTTATCTGCTAATGCATCATTCTATGAAGGTACAGAAGATACTGGTAGAGGTGGTAAATTGGATTCTAAAGGTGGATTCGCAGCGATTCTGCATCCAAACGAAAGAGTAATGAATGCGCAACAAAACAAGCGCATAAAACAAGCATTAGGCAATGTAAGTAATGATGATTTAGTTGCTATGATTGAGAATAGTAAATCTTTATCTGTTAATCCAGGTGGTTTATTGGTTGATTCTAGCGCAATAAATGAAAAGATGAATACCAAGATGGATGAAATGATTTCGTTGAATAGAGAGATGCTAAAGGCTATGAAACGCAATGGTGTTAATGTTAGTATTGATCGTAATGGTTTAAGCGTGATGATGCATCAAATGGTGCAAAGACAAAACATCTTAAATAGTATATGATAAGAATTTACTTAAATAGTGTTGCTGATAGTGACACACCAATAAATGCACCATCATTGTGGCTAGAAGCAACATCTAATTGTCAAGGCATTGAAGATTTAGAATTGACATACAATAGAAAAGATGATGTTGCACAGCGAGGTATTTCCAATTCATTGGAGTTTTATGATTCATCATACGATTTGCTTTATGATAAATTAGTAGTAAATAAAGCAGAGCATATTTGGGTAAAGATTGAAATTGATGGATGGCCATATGTATTTCCATATTTGCAAATAAGATGGAATGCAATTGAATGGTGTACGGATAGATGTTCAATGACTGCGAATCTTACCACATGGAATAGTGATATAAATTCATACAAAGTATTGAAAAGCACATTGATCTGGGATGAAGATTTCTTGAACAATTTAGTTTATGAGAATCCATTTACTGGAGTAAGTGAACCAGCGCATCCATTAATGAGGGTTTTATGGCAGAAAGGTGGTGTGACAAACAATAAGAAATGGTCATATGGAATGATTGGTGTTTACATTCGCCATTACTTTTATAACTTATGCCACAAAGCTGGATTTACTCCAAGTTCTTCAATATTCGATTATACTGGTTTAAATGGATGGACTGGTGATAATTATGATGATGAATACTACGATATACCATATCAAAGTGGTACACCATCGCCAAAAGCACCTAGAAATCCATATCACAATGCTGCTGTGTTTTTAAACTTGGCATCTAGTGATGAACCAGCACAATACGATTACTTGCAAATTGGCCAAGCAGATAGGCCATCACCAACAGAATTGAACAATGCATTAAATTATAATGGCATTGATTTCTTAAATAAGTTTGGTGAAGTATTTAATGCTAAATTTAGAATCAAGAATGGCGCATTAGAATTTGAAAGAAAAGATTACTTTTTTCAAAGCCAAAATGTTTGGGTAGACTTAACACATGAAACACAATGTCTTAAATTAAAGCCACAAGACAACTGGGCATATTTAAGATTGGAATATGGTACTGAAAATAGTATGTGGAGTAAAGGCAATGCATTTCTAGAAAGAGGATCTTTAAATTATACTCCACAACAAGTTGCACAGATTTATCCACCATTTCCAATATTTGCAGAAAAGTATTATGATGAAATTGTTGAATGGAATAGTCCAGTAAGCACAAAGCAAGAAGGTGAATTGTACCGAGTTTTGCAGTTTAGTAAGTTAAGAACTAAAACTAATGGTGTGGCAAGAGATAACAATACAAACAAATTTGGTTTGCACGTTTGGAGTTTAGAATCAGACCAGCCATTTTTAGCTTGTATTAGTGAAGCATCGCCAATGAACAATAAGAATATTTATCAAAGCTATGATTATGTAGATAGTTCTGGTGTTTGGAATGAATACTACAATAGACCATTTTTTACAAAGAAACAAAGCAAAGCAACATTAAGTAATGGCAATGATTATGAATTAAATTGGAAAGGCACATTGTATGATAATTTCCATTTCATAGATGATCCTAGAAGAAGGCCAAACAATAGAGGATATGAAGCAAAAGAGCCTTACAAAAGCTATGAATATAGTATTACTACAGATTTCACTTGTGATATGCTTGATGATTTTGATATTGATAGTGTAATTTTGACAAAGGAAGGAACTGCAAGTATGGAAGAAGTGGTGTTTAAGTTTAAGAATTTAGAAGTAGAAATTAAAGGATTCGTATGACAATTACAGATATAAAAGTATATGATAATAGTGGCTTATTGTGGAGTTTAGGTGATACACCATTTGTATCATTTGGTTCATTTGGGCAGTATTTAAAGGTGGTTACAAGAGTAAGTACAAGTGCAGCTGTGACTGGTAATCTAACTTTTGATGCAGCGATGTTTAGTCCAACAATATACAATGCCAATCCAAGCAATATACATCCAGTTTATGGAAGTGCAGCCAGAGGGTTTATTCTTGATGTTTCATCATTGGCAGTAAGCACACCAACATCAATGCTTTACTATGGCAATGATAGAAGCCATAATATCGGCACAGCGACATTGGAGATATTGAATGTAGGCAAAACTGATTTCAGCGTTACTCATGAGTTTAATTTGTTGAAGGATGTGAACGATTGGATGCATTCAACAGATGCAACTACATTGGATAATTCAGATGCATTTACAAGCTATGGAGATGCGACAACTATTTACGATGTCATTAAGTATTACAATGTTTATTTGTGGAATGCCAATGGCGAATTTGATGCCAATGGTGCTGCACTAGCATTTAGCAAGAATGATGAATACAATAATGGTCCAGGCATAGTAAGTGACATTGAGTTTGAATACTACGATGGTGTGACTTTAAAAGATAGTTTGTTGAGCAATGTTGATACTACTATAAGAGTGAAGTTTGATGATTTTGACAGCCTTGCTTATAGAGTAGATTTGATATTGGGTTCACAAGACATCCAAGCAGAATTAAATGCATCAAGAGATGAGCAATTAAACTTACTTACTTATACTACAACTACAATCACCACAATAAGTGGTACTGATAAATATGCTGAATTCTTGATTGATAAAGATGATCTTGAATATAAGAACTATCAGATAGTTGCAGTTGTAAAGAATGCAGCTAACAAAAGCACAAGCAAAGGTGTTGCAAGTTTGGTTAAATTTAGCTTTACCGAATGTGTGCCATCAATAGAAGTAAATTGGAAGTCATATTTAAACACAAGAGCAACAAGTAAGATTGATTGCGCTGGATATGAACGTATGGCATTGGAATTAAAAATATGGCATGATCAAAACACATCATCTTTGCCATCGCCAGGTTATGAAACTTGTTTGAGTAGTCAAGGAATAGCAAATGCAACATTGATGACAAGTTTGCAAACCATTACTATTCCGTTATTTGGTGAAACGCATATTTTCACAAACGATGGTGGAACATTAAGTAGTAACTACACACAAGATGAGATTGAAACTGGAACTGATAGTGGACATGATTACACAATCATTCGTATGTTTTTTAGAGTTGAAGAAAACTATGTAGGCCAATTGACTACATTAGATGCATCATTTTATTCGGTGTTTAATCAGTTGTTAATCGTAAACAATGCTGTGGTGTCAGTTCCGATGGTAGGCCATACAATCAATCAGCCATTAGAGATAAGATGTGCGATTTATGAAAATGATAATCCATCTGCTGACATAACTGCACTAGATGTGTACGATAGCGATGGAAGAAAGTATGGTGCTATTTGTGAAGATAGTGAATACATTGAGTGCATTGCTGAAAGTTTAGTTGCGTATGATGTCCAGGCACTATTGGTTAAGCCTAACAATATAAGTGAAGAAGAACTATTTGCATCCGTACAAAGTGAATCGTATTTTGCTACATTGACTAGTCCATACATTTATGATTTGGAAGGAGATTTCACAACTGGTGGAGATTGCAAGTTTAAAGTTCAAAATATTAATTTAGATTACAATAAAATAATGGTAGTATGTTGCAAGTAGTTACTGATATAGATAATAGTAGTGATGTTTTTTTAAGCACAAACACAAAGACTAGATATGTGGATTTCCCCAATCAAATATCATGTGGAGAAAATTATCCGACATTTGGTGAATGCACCAATTGTGCACCATATTCGCATCCGTTTGAAAGCAATAGCATCTTACCTATTCAATTTGCATTAGGCAACTATAACTTTTCTGATGTAACTATTGCAAAGGTGCAAATAATAGATAGAAGTGGTACCATAATAAAAGAAGCAGACTACATTGCAATAACAAATAACATTGATATAGTCAGCAATACCTGGTCTGAAGTAAATGGATTGCGTTTGTCGGTTACATTTAGGCCAAGTAACTTTACCGATCAAGTTTTTTATGTTCGTGGAGTATTCCAAATTGATGGTGTGGATTTAGAGTTTACATCACAAGCCTATTGCAGACAAAGGTGTGAAGATTTATTGAAGATCAGCAGTCAATATAGAGATGGTGCAATTGATTGTCTAGGCGCATACTATGATGGCACATACGAGAATAATATCTACTTAAATACTGATATAGAGTTAAGTGAGTTTGAGATGAATGATGTTGCCTACAATAGTCAAGGACAAAAAACATACTCAAAGAATTGGGATGCATACACAATCAAAGCAGTATTAAATGAAACGGCAGCCAAGCATCTTAAATCAGTATTGCAAGGAACAAACATTCTTGTGAATGGCAAAAGTTATTTTAACACATCATTGTTTGAGAAAGGCAATACAAGTAGTGGTCTTTGGATGGTAGAAGTCACCTTGTATAGACAATGTGAAAGCGACATAAAGAGATGCTAAAAAGCGCATTAATAATTTGTTTATCTTTGTAGAAATTGACAAGTATGAAAGTATATGATACATGGCACAATGGAAAAGAAGTGGTAAAAACCAAAGAGCAATTCGAAGTGGCCAACAAACTTTATCCAGATAGATTTGTGAAGTCAAAGCCAAATAACGAATTACCGAAAAAGAAAAAAGAAAATAAAGAAGCCGAGCAAGGCGAATAAAAACATAGTGCTAACCCAAAATTAATTTTTTTTTATAATTTAAAATTTATCAAAATGGCATTATGTGCAGCAAGTTGTGCAGTTAGCGTTCCAAGTTTCCCAAACGCTGGTTGTGAAATCGAAACAAGAAAGGCTGGGATTCAATATTTAGGACTAATCAAATGTGATTATGTTTTTGCAGACATTACCGATCCAACTGAATGGGCATCGGCAGTAGCTGCTGACAATGTACACATCACTACTGAAGGTATTGGTGCTAAACCAGAAACTACAAAGGTAAGCATGAAACTTTCTTCATGCCGACCAGAGCAGAAAGTTGGTGAAACACACACGATTACTTTCAGAACTTATGGTGTTGATACGGCTGCCGATACTGATTTCGCAGTTCATAACAATGCAAAAAACAATTTAGGTGCATACCGATTGTTTTACATCGGTTGTGATGGTTTATTTTATGTTCATCCAGAGTACGCTACAGAAAGCGCTGGATTTCAAGTGTCAGAAAACAAGTGGGATTACATTATGAATGAAGATTCTAATGAACCAGCGTTTTATGACATTGAAGTTTCTTTTGATTACATCGGCATTGTAGGTGGAATTGCCTTGCCAGGTGTTATGGAAGAATTAGCATAATTTAGAGCATTACAACAAGCATAATGGATTATATTTTTGATAAAGTAGATAGTATTGCTGGCCTTATTCCCATTAAACAATGGGAAAAGGCTAGTGATAAGATCTTATTGCACACAAGAGGCAAAGGTCTTAAAGAGTTATTGCATAAGTATAGACCAAATGAGCCGAAAGATATTACCGAATATAGAGCAAACAACAGTTATTTATACACTAGAGATAGTTTCATAAAGGCTATTGATGCGTTCAAAAAATCCGTAAATTCAGTTGGTTTATCTTATGATGTGCAAGAAGAACTAGAAGATGTACTAGCAAATAAGCGCATTAATACTACATTAGGCACTTATTCATTGGTGCAATATCTCATATCTATTTTTCAAGAGATGGTAGAATATCCAAATGCACATTTGGTGTGGTTACCAGTTAATCCGAATTTAAATGCAGAGTATTATCCACCTAACCATCCGATGGGAGTGGACAATTTCAATGTTCAGTTAGACTTTGAGCCATTTATTGCAAAGAATGTAGTTTACTTTGATTCAAACACAGCAGTTTGGGTACATGGCAAATGGAAGTTTAAGCATGGTGGAAAGTGGCAAAGTGCGAAGTATTACATGGGAGTTGATCCAAGTGGATATTATCGGCACATTCCAGTTGGGTATGTTAATGGCAAATTAAAGTATGTCACCGAAGAATACTTTGTGCCAGATAACGGATTTGGAGAAAGGCCAACAAGACCATTAGGTGGTGATTTGTCATCCGTAGAAGTAATGGGTGAAGATTTGCAATACTTTGAAAGTTACCTGGCGAATGCTGCCGAATATGGCAAAGATTTCCTATCATCTTATTCCGATGCCAAAGCAGTACAAATCAAGAATGCTTATCCGTTAAGAGTATTCAATGAATCAATTTGTGGAAGTTGTAATGGTCAAGGCTATCGAACAATAAAAGGTGAAGATACAGCTTGTATGGATTGCAATGGTAGTGGCAAAATGTTCACTACATCACCATACGGAGATATTCAAAGAAAGCCAAGTGGAAGAAGAGATGACAATGGCAAATCTGTTCCATTTGTAGAGTATTACTCAAGTGGATCAGACATCATTGAGTTCAACATGAATCATTGTTTCAATACTTTATTGCCGAAAGTAGATGATGCATTGTGTTTGAATTATGTAAGAACAGCGCAAAGTGGCACAGCTAAAGAAGAAGATAAAGAAAGCTACTATGCATTAATGGAGAAAATAGTGAATAACTATA